GGAGTTTGCTTCCTATAGCAGAGGCTCTCTGCGCGTAGGAAGAGACGTTACCTTTGTGAGTAACTGCCGCCAGATCATCTCCGCAGATGATCCTTTGTGGACCCAGTCGCTCACTCATCCAGTGGTTGAGTATGCTAAGGATAGAGAACGAACAAGGAGTTCCCATAAGAGAACCTCTAACCTTAGGCACCTGCACGCAGGCGCTTCCCTTTACATCAATTACTTCATAACGTCTTCGCATCTCCTGCGCCGTCTCGCTATTCATGTCCGAGAGACGGTACTGGACATAATGATAATCGTTGCCAACTCCGAGGGACTCTCGGAGTTCAGAAATCAGAAAGCCTGGGAATCCAGCTCTCTGAAGACCGTCAATGACAGCGGTGATTGCATCATGTCCAAAGCCGTCCGTCGCGCAAGTAAGGTCTGCCGAAAGGAAGATCTTACTAGCATGAATAGAGCCAGCAAGGCGTTGCAAGATTCCCTCCTCCGTATGCGGGGCATACGGAAGGATCTGAGGAATCTCCGCCAAGAGAACTGGCCAGAGGACCTGTCTTACGAGGTCCCCTCGGGCAAAGCAATGCGCAGGAGGAATGGTAATGACCCTCGCCTTCATCCCGAGTTCAGCGATTACAGACGCGACATGTACCACACGTTTCCCTACAGAGTCCCGCAAAAGCTTGCTTGTTGCGTACAAGCAGTTGCGCTCTGCACTGACCACAGTGGGATACGTGTGGAACTTGTCGCCGCGCAATCGTCTACTCAGTCTACGCTCGAGATCCGCAGCGAGAAGGGATGGCTCACAGCGCAATCCTCCGTCGACAGGTCCTCCACCCCGTCGACGGCCTGCAGACACCTCCTGCCAAGCAGGACGTGCCAGTGCAGCAACAACAGCGTTGTAACCACCCGAGCTCCTCGGAATCTCAACCGTAGCGGCAGACGAAGAAGGCAGGGTAAAGAAGTTCTTTCTCGAAAACTTACCCTTCAACAGTGTGTAGACGTGCTGCTTAATGTCCTCGAGGAGAAAGCGAGGAGACACGTGTCTGTTGGAGAGTGTTCGGGCATGCGAGCTGACCGCCTCTCTCTTCATAAACTCAGGCGCGCATGGAAGTGCGCGTGCCAGACGGCTAAAGGCAAAGGAGGCCTTAGTGTCAAGTTTACGATTAAGCCAAGAGAGAAGTTGGCTCGGGAAATGATTACACGGTGGGAGGACAGCACGCCGCTGCTCGAGAGCAGCAGCGCGGAGTTCACCGCAAACACCCTTAAGTGTTCTGGCTACCTCAAGCCAACCATTACGGTCGACAGAACGAGACAACCACTTCCTCATTTCCCAAGCACCCGCACGAGTTCCGAGACCACAAGAAATCAAAGCGCACCAAGTAGCCTTCCACAGCTCCTTGGTGTGCCTATCACCAATTCGACGACTAGGGACTCTCTTCTTAGACCTACGGCGACCTGCAACGAACGTAGCAGGTGCAGCAGCGCTTAGAAGAGAACGGCCTTTAACCGTCACAAACGGGTAAGATGGAAGTCTTACACGCATGATCTTATCAAA